GCGTGCTTCAAATAGTTCTTTGCACCGGTTCCAAGATTTTCATAAAAGCCCCAGTACGCCGTAACAGAACCGCTGGTGCCTGTCTGCGCCAGCTCGCAGGCCCGATAATCTCCGATGGTGCCAGCAACAGACCGGACCAGCCCGATTAACTGGCCTTTAAGCGTGTTGATTACGCCGGTGCCGCCAGTGCTGAGGCCCGCCTGAATCTGGCTACCGCGCATGACGTTGACCGTACCTGCTCCGAGCAGATACGCACGGCCGTACAGGCCAGTCAAGTCACCAGACTCCGTGATACCGGTAGAAGGTATGCAGTTGACGACACCGTGCAGGCCCTGTGATGTCTGATTGCTCGCGGCGGTTATGACACGGCTGACTGTTCCGACGATGCCGTACTTGTCCGTCGCGACATCCGTGAACGATTGTGTGTAAACCAGCCCTTGAGTGGTACTGACAACCGTCCCAATACCAACATTCGCCGGTAACTGCAAGCCAGCGGCGCGTGCGATTACTCCGGCCGCATAGCCGAGGTCGGAAGTCGTCAGCAGTCCGCCAGTCGTAATGACCGGGAGAAAACCACTTGTCAGGGCCGCAGCAGATCCGGAAACAACGATGTTTGCGTCCGGGAGGGTGACAGTCTTGTTCCCTGTCAGCGTTGTCGGTACGACAGTGACAGCATAGGAGCTTGTCCCGCCGGCGCGGCCTGAGAGAATTACTGCGTCCTGCGTGGCAGCCGGGCGCACAGTGACCGTTGCAAAGGTGGGGGCAAGCGTGGTGCCGAAGTCAGCAGCCACCAAAGCTCGGAAGGTAGGCGCGGCAGCCGCCCCACTGACCGGGCCGGCAAACATAAGATTCGCGGCCTTCGCGGACATCGACCCACCATATAGCGCATTCAGGGCGGCCGTTACCGTGCCGCCGGCAATGGACGATAGATTCGTGACCAGCGAGCTTGAATAGTCGCCAAGCAGGGGAGTGGTGATGCCAGCGCGAGAGTTGAAAGACAGGACGTATGCTACTGGGGACGACCGCTCAGCCAAAGGATCCGGACTGGGGATTGTCGCCTCGCTCGTGGCAACGTAAAACTTGGCTGAGACATAACAGCCTTTTGCCATTTCCGTATTCCTTATTCAAGGAACGGAAGCAGGAAAGTCAGAGCATCGTCGTTGATGTCCTTCGGGAGATCTTCCTGCTTGACCGTAACCAGTTCAAGCTCGAACGTCTTACCTTCCCACTCATTCGAGATCTCCAGGATCTTCTTCTCGTGCTCAAGAACCGCAGCCGGCTTTTGACCGACCTCGGCAAGGTACGCCTTCATCGCGTCGGCGTCAGGGAAATTGATGGCTCCATTTTCAAGGAGCTGGCCACCGTGTTTACTTGCAAACTCCCGACGGGCGGCGGCAAACTTGTCGACGGCTTCACACTTCGGTAAGGCGCCGACGAAATCTTTCACGTACTCGTCAAGAACGCGGCGATTCTTCGCCACGGCCATGGCCAGATTCAATCCAGAATACGAACCGCGATTCTTCTGCAGGCCGCCACCGACGTTACTGATTTCCCGACCGGTCAAAGTGACTCTCGTCATGTGTGTTCTCCGGAGTGCTTTTACATGCCGGCCATCGCCTGCTGGAACTTGCTCCGCATGCTGGCCGCTTGTGCTAAGTTACCCGCGTCCGCGTCTTCTGTCAAGTATACCTGTTCTGCTGTCAGGTACGCCAGCGGCATACGCATTGTCTCGTCGAAAGCAGAGGCTGTCGAGGTAGAGGAGACATCGGCGACAGTCGTCGCGCCGAAGGCTGACGTGGCAACGAGGTCGGGGCGGATATTCGCCAGGTTGAACTGGGCATCAGAGAATCGCTGCAGCATGTAGGCATCGGTGAACCGGTATGGTGCGATGTCGTCCTGCAAGAGGCTCCGGGCTCTGCCGATGACGCTACTTGCGTTCACGCTTCACCTCTGTTTTAATTTCCACCAAAGTGGTCTTGATCCAGTCCATGTCCTGCGATAGTCGGGCCTGTGCTGTCTCTACCTGGTGGACCCTGTCAGTATTGCTCGATGATGCATAAAGGATCCAACCGTTCGTGACAAGCAAAAGACCCATCAGAGTGAACAAAACCTTGATCGTGCGCGCCATGGTGAGCATCTCCTGCTCTTGTTTGCACTCATGCGGGTGGGCCATGGGTGGGCATCCTTTCCGTTTTTGGTGTTCATCCTTGGATTCCGCCTGAGTTTTCGGAGTTCATCACGAAGGAACCGCCCCTCGTGGTGTGGAGCTCATCACGATCTCTCCGAGCCCGGCAGATGCCGCGATCATAGTCGACCTTGTAAGATGCTGCTGCAGGAGGGTTACTGTAGGGCCTTCCTGGGGTGCGGCAGAGCTCGTACAAAGCCCCGCCGACGATTGCGTCCGCGTAACGCTCTCCCACCAACCAGGTGGGATAGTCACTGCCTGTCAATGCAGGCTCTACGACAACGTCGACTTTCAAACTGTCGGCAGCGTCAAACGCCTGAACCTCATTTTCAAGAATCAACATTTGATCGGAATACCTAAATTCGTATCTCAGCGGAGAAATCACCGACCCATTCACCTGAACCTCCAGTACTTCAGAGGCCAAGGGGGCCGTCGTTGTCGAGCTCACCAGCCCAGCCAACGAAACCGGGAAGTATCTCGAACTCATCCCTTCCACAAGCAGGTTCGCCCCCGAATACCCAAGTTCCACATTGCCGACAGCGTTGGCCTCGTCATTGGCGAGTGTGCAGATATTACTCGCCGGAACGGTCGCTGAGGCCGTTATTTCCAAAGAAGATGCGGCGTTGATCGCGAGCACAAGATTTGCCATCGTGACCGTCGCTGATGCTCCAATGGTGACAGTCGTTCCAAAGGCGAGCGTAACTGCCGCGTTTGTGCCGTCGTCCAGAGTGATGTAGTCACCGCTGGTCGGGTTTGCCAGAAGGGTAATCTTCCCCCTGGCAATCCCCGCTTCAGCGACAAGCTGGTGTCGCCAAACCTGCGTGGTGACGCAGAACCGCCGGACAGTATCCCGTAACTCCAGCTCTGCCATCGTAGACGGCACAGCGACTGCCTTGCGTTGCAGGCGCGGAATCAGCGCGGATACTGTGGCCATTTATCACCTCAAAAGTTGATTCGATGCGTTCTGCGAAAGGGCAATCGCGGCCTGTTCGAGAGCGCGACGTCCTTCAGCTTTCATCCGACGAAACTCTTCTTTCGTGCTCGGGCCAAGGATATTATATCCTGCGCGACGCACGGCGCCAGTCTTTGCCCGGCCATTGTACGGATCTGCTTCGTTGGCGTAGGTCGGCACGACAGCATGGTTCAGATCCTCGATGAATCGCTGGGGGAGGACAACCTCCGAACCGCGACGCAGCACCAGGCTCTCACCATTAACGGCGACGAAAATCGTGTTGGAGTCTTCCTGTCTGGATTTTTCATGGATGAAGACTCTGTAATACTTCTCCTCGGTCGAGGACTCCGGGGCAGAGGCGGAGACGAACTTCGTTTCGTCAACAGGCTCAATGTCTGCGGGGGTGGCGGTCTTCTCCGGGGCGGACTCTTCAACGAAGTCATCTTCCTCGACGACTCCTTCAACGCCTCCGAGAGGGGCGGCTTCGAAACTCGGCTTCTTTCCTGGGCGCATCTTTGTGGGCTCCTTTTGTTGTTGTAGAAAACCCCCGGCTTTTTAAGGCCGGGGGCTGCGAATCTTAGGCAGTCCAGTTGGTCGCTTCGAACCCGATCATCTGGCCAGAAACGGACAGAGCAGTCGAGTAGATCGCGAAACCGGCAGGCAGAACCTGGCCAGCAGTCGCGGCGATGTAGTCATACATCGGCCCGATGAACAGGACGTCGCCAGAGGGGACGGACTCAGACAGTGTGACTTCGTTGGCTGCTTCTCCATTGCTGGAGAGAGCGGTCACGAACACGTCGTAGTCCTTCCACACGCCGGCGCCCGGAACGCGGATCATGACGCGACTGCCTTCGCCGACATAAGAAGTCGAAACTTCCTTGTCGAAGTTTCCGGTCTTGTTTCCACTGTTACCGAGGGTCCACTTCGAAACCTTCGCGGAGGCGCCGGCATACGCGGCAACCACGTTGTTGGTCTTCTCGGAATAGACTGTGGCAAACGGGGCCAGGTAGGCAGTGTTGCCGACAGCGGCAATGTCGCCGCCACGGTACGGGCCGAGGCCCGCGCCGACAGTGTAACGAGCCACTGCGCCGGTCGTCACGGTGCCCCCGATCTGTTCGGCGGTACGCATGTCGCGATTCCAGCACGACTCAATCGGCGTGGTGGACTCGAGGTTCCAAACGCGGAGCTTGTCAGGGATGAAGCCGATACCGACGTAGAGCGCGGCACCGGTGCCATTGAGAACACCAGAAATCATTTGGACGGACATGTTAATGTCTCCTTGTTGATAGCGCCCCGGCTTTTTGTTAGCCGGGGCTTAGTTCATTACACCGGGCTGGCAGTCGCAGCGACTTCGTAACGGGCGATCCAGGCATCCTGAAGGATCTGGGCAGCCTGCCACATCTTCCACGACACGAAACCACGCTGGGCCAACTCGTCACCGGGAACCGGAGCCGGGTTGTGAACGGCGGGCTTCACCACGTTTTTGCCGGCCAACGGGACGATGGCGTAGCAGTCCTTGGCAAGGGCCAGCATCGGGTAGACGTCCGGATAACCAGTGCCGGCGGCACCGTTGGTCAGGAACGTGCTGCCGGAAGCGCTGGTCGCGGCGGCGAGCCACGGCTCAAACATTTCGGTCAGGCACACGCGGAAGTTTTCCACGTTACCAATTTCGCAGTCAGCCATGGGCTTGTAGCTGGCATACTTCTCGGTGGGGACGAAGCCGGTCATGTTCTTGACATCGCTGTCCAGGTCGGTGTGGCCGAGCAGGACGTACGAGCTCTTGATGGGCTCGGTGCTGATGTCAGAACTGGCCTTGATGACTTCCGTGATCGCGGAAGCGCGATTGCGCTTGAAACCACGATAGATCTTGCGCAGGTCACCGCGCAGGGGGGCGCTGTTCACCAGCAAGCGGCTTGCAACGCCGTTCGCATAGTAAACGTTGGTTCCGCCCTTGATGGCCGCGAAGCGGATGAGCTCGGTGGTCTCGACGATCTGCTGCGAGCAAAGGTCGATCATCTGGTTGAGGACGGGATCCTCGTGTGTGTCGAGGATGACGTCGGTCAACTGCACCCAGTCACCGTACTGCTGAAGGGTCACTTCATAGTCGGTGTAGCGGGGCTTCTGACCGGTGGGGGTGTGGCCTTCGACCAGCGGCGTGGTAGCAGCCTGGAGAGGCTCGTACCGGCGCCACGTGCGGGTCTTGGTCTTGTTGGTTCCTTGGGGGTCGAAATAGCCAAACTTTTCAAGGATGGCTGTGGGCTGACCACGACGCAGAAGTTCCTTCGCCGCGAAGGCAGCCGTGCGGGGGCTGATGTCCCCGTAGGTGGTGAGATTGGAAGGCATTGCCTTACTCCTTGTTATTGTTTATGAGGCTCTTTGGCCTTCTGCGTTTTAGGTTGATATCCTGAAGAATTTCCGGCAGGCATACCGACGACACTTGATCTCGAGGATCGAACTCGGGGCGAGATAGCCACGGAAAGCAATCTGGCCGCAATACGGGCATCTCGTCGGTGTCTCTGGCACTTCAAGCACTGGACTCGTGAACCGGGGGTCCTCATGCATTACATTTCCTTTCCAGTGCCATGCTTTGTCCGGCATACTCTACCACATACCTGTTAAATTTTCAACGATTGGCCCAACGACCAGGAGCTGCCAGGCTCCAACCGGCGTCGAAATCGTCCTTCGATCCGCCAGAAGCTACCTGCCCTTTGGCTGCCGGCTTCGCGGGTGGCGCCCGCAGTCCTGCATTCTTCTGAGCGGGCTTCTTGGCATCCACAGAGGCGGCAGCCTTCTTGGCTTTGACCTCTTTGAAGACGTCAAGAACCGCGATTCCGTCTTCCGGATCTCCGGACTCAGCCAGTTTGCGGACGCCCACACTGGCTTCTTTGTCAAGCCACTCTTTGAATGGGGCGGACTCCGCCAAATCCTGTGCTCCAGGGTGCTTCCGCTCGACTGCGCGGAAATACTGCGCCGCCGAGACGTAGCTCGACAGGCTCTCTGCCATGCCACGAAGCTTGTCGAACTCCTGCTGCAGGGCTTCAGCCTTCTGCAACCTGGAATTGACCTCCTCCGGCAGCGAGGCCTTGACGTTTCCGGACACCTTCGAGACAAGGTCTCTTGCAATCTCGGCCACGAACATCCCGACGTCCGGGAGTTCCGACATGATCTCTGCGTACTTGCCCCGGTTCGAGCTCTTGTCGACAAATGCCTTCACATAAGCGCCCGGGTCTTTGTCAAAATCTGAGAAGTCCACGACAGCGGCGACGTCTTTCTTCTGCTCGGCGGGGGCCTCTTCCTTCTTGCCACCATCCTCGGTCGGCTTCGCGCCAAATTTGCTACGGGCAAGGCGCTCGGCGCGCTCAACAGCCGTCTCGTTCTCCAGGACCGCCTCGGGCTCGTCTTTCTTGACGTCGGCTGCGTCAGTAGTCTCGGTTGTCTCTTCTTTCTTGTCCTCGACGACAGGCTCTTTTTCAGCAGGCTTCTCGTCCCAGGCCGCGTTGAACTCCGCGTCAGTCGCGAGACCTTCGAGGTCCATCTGCGGCGGAGAGATCTTTGTCTCTTCTTCCATGGTCATTTCTCCTTGGCTTCGTGTATGATCGCACGGGCGGCTTCGGGGATATCCCGGACCCATGCGAGCGTGTGAAATCTTGCAAGGCGCGTCGCGATGAGCGTCTCGTTCATCGTGTCCTTGCCACCCTCGGCAACAATGCCGAGCATCAGTTTTTCCAGACGAGCGTCAAGGATCTTCATCAGCATGCGGACGCCGAGGTCGTACTCAAGATTCGCCAACACCGTCAGGTCGTCTCTGCTCGCGTAGCTGAGCAGATCAGCTTTTGCCATGTTATCTCGACTGGACATTCGCGACCCTCGCCATTTCTTTCAGCCCGCCGGACACGGCCCGGAGCTGCTCAACTGCATGTGAAACTTCCTCCATCGCCTTCCCCGGCAACTGGCTGGCAAGCAGGGTGGAAATATGCCAGGCGCTGCACAGGTCCGGCAGTCTCAGATCGCCGGCAAGTTGCGTCATATGCATCGCCAGGATGTGCGGGCTGGATCCGACTGCCACATCTTGACCCTTGGCCCAATCCGGCGTCTCTTCTTCGCGAGCCTTCCATTCTTCCTCACAGGGGTTATTGACGACGATTCCGCGTTTCCGGCAAAGATCAATCGCAGCGCGGATAGCACGAATTTGAGATCGATATTCTCCATCGTATAGATGAACTCCCTGCAGGTTGATGTACGTCTTGCCAAGAAAGCCGGCAAATTGAATCATGAGAGAGATGGAGCAGGGCATGTTCACGAGGGGCCAGCCGGCCCGGGTCATCGCGAGAATGGGAACAATGCGCTGCCTATCTTCCCTAACCCCTTCGATTCTCTCTGACACCATGATCACGCCGCTGTCGTCGCAGATCTCGTTGTAGTGGGCCTTCCAGTCACCAGTGAACCGGCGCGGGTCTTTGTTGACGTGCGGGGCGTAGTGGATGTTGAACACCCTGGAGGGGATGACTCCAGGGTAAAACTGATACCAGTCATTCAGCGACCATACTGCAGTGCCTTGAATTGACTCAGGGTCAACAAAGTCTGCTGCCAATCCCAGTATGGTAACTGCATCACTCATCAGGAAGTGAACACCAGTGCGTTGGAGGTGAACACCATGCCGCCGACCGCGACATTGAAGTACGAGGTGTCGGTAACGTTGGTGCGGGTAACGATGACGTCGATGTCGCCGTCAGCTTCCGAGATGAGGTAGCCGTCGACAACACTGTCAGCGCCGTTCTTGCGGAGGGTGCCGTCGGTACCGATGGCGATCGCGCTGGGGCCGGTGGGGTCAATCACATCGCCGTTGGCGTCTGTGCTGAGCCAGAAGGGGACGACGGTACGGGTGTTAACCGGGGTGCCGTTCTCGCTGAGAAGCTTGATGGTGACGGTTACTTTGTTGGTGGATTCCGTTCCGGCGGAGAGGGTCGCTTTCGTGGCCTTGCGGGCGCCACGGAGATTGCACTCGATTCCGCCCATGATTACTTTGCCCGTGAAGAGCTGGTTTGAGACGTTGGTGCTCATGCTTGAGACTCCTGTTGTGGTTGTTTCAGCAGCTCTGCGGCTGTCTCTATTTCGTCGTTACGAAGTTTCTCCGCCTGCACACGGGCCGAAGTGTTGTTGATCGTGGCCAGGGACTGGTCGCGGGCAATCGCCGCTGCGTCTTTCTCGCGCTCGCGCTCTGCCTGCTCAGCGGCGACCTCAGCCTTCTGTGCGTCGCGCTCCTGTCGTTCTGCGGGAGAGTAGGTGATCTGCTCGGGATCGAGGTCAAGCATCCGGGCAAGCTCGCTGAAGATCTCTTCCATCTTCAACGCCTCGTACACTTCCGGATGAGACAGGGCGATGTTGAGGAACTGAATCAGCCCGTTCATGCGGGTGACGCGGTTCTGGAAGGAGGAGAACCCGAGAGCCTGAACTGTGTACCCGCCTTTGCCTTCAAACTCGATCGGCGAGTTCATGACGTAGTTGTAAAGCCACGTGACGAGATTCTCGACAAGACCCTCGTCAAAATTGCGGATAATCTGGCCGAAGTACTTGCCGCTCTTCTCGAGGCGCTGAGACAACGAGAACGCGGTCTCCATACGGGTCGCTTCCTGGCCCTGCTGAATGCGGGGGATGGCGGAGTCTTCCTCAAGCATCTGCATGGTAAGATTGAAAGTGTTGATTAAACCGGCAGTAATGTCGGGGATCACGACTGGCTGCAGCGCCTGACGGACGTCGGGGCAATTCGGGTCGAGAGACAGGATCGTACCAGGGGTGATCTCCTTGATAGGCGAGAGGAGCATCTCCTGCTTGACGCCGAGGATGACATTGCCGGACAACTTCTGGTTGTCGATGATGGCGCGGTAGATCCCGTCGACGAGAAGCTGCGTGTCGACGCAGTTGTCAGCGATACTCTGGTCCGCCACGTCATCAAGGGATTCCTCCCAACAGGCGGAGAAGATCGGGCGGCCGAGCTCAGGAACTCCGGGGGCCAGACTCCAAAGGCGCAGGTCCGGGCCGATGACACCGGCCAGGATCTCAACCTCGGGGTCGAAATCTTCGTCACCAGTCATCTGCTGCAGGTCTTCATAAGCCGGCAGCACGTCGACGAAGAGCTCTTTTACGGAGTCCGGAGCACGGTTTTCGAGAAAAGCAATCAAGGCCGACAGCGGCACTTTGCCCATGAAATCCATCATACGGACGTTGTTTCTCGTCACCTCGAGAGTGTCATACTTCGGAGCGAGAGAGTTGCTGTCCTCGGCATTCTCAAGGTTCTTCGTGTCGACGAAGGTCAAGCCCTCGCGCAGAACGTCCGGCATCACGGCGGGATTGTTCTCAGCGCGGAGCTTGGACAGCCCGTGCTTATTCGTCCACCACCGGATGAAACTGCCGGCGTTCGTCTGAAGGTCAGTGTCCTCGAGATCGGTAAACACGTCCCACGTGCTCACCCACCCGTACTTGGGAAACTCTTCGCTCTGCACAACTTTTTCCCAACGGATGTTCGCCGGCTGGTCAGGAAGGACCGTCTCCGGGATCGGCAGGTAGCTCGAACGGACGAACTCCGAGAGCTTGATGTTGGCGTAGGTCTTGCCATAGAGGGCGCCGGACAGGAGGTTGCGCATGAGTTGCCGGTCGGCATGAGCCTTGGCAAAGTAGTCGTCAATGCGGGCTTGCATCTTCTCTTTGCCGTTCTCGAAAAACTGTTCACTCATCCCCGAGGACTCAAGCGCTTCGCGCGAGACAGGGTCCACTTCGAGCATGTAGTTGATCCGCCCGCCCTGGAGCATCGTGTCCGCAGCAATGGCCACGGCATGAATTATCTTCTGCCGGGTCGTGCCGAGCCGGGCCTTGCAGCGCCAGCCTTCGCCCTCACCCTTCTTGAATTTTCCATCTGTGCCCTCCTCCGGGCGACGCCGAAAGAGATCATAGTTCTCCCGCCACTTCGTCTCCAGATCGGTACGGTTCTGGGTGTAGTCGTTCAGGAGATTGAAGAGATAGGTCTCTAACTCGGTGCGCTCCAGCATGAAAAAACCTCTCTGTGGATTCTCAATATTGTAACCGGTCTGTGTCAACCTGTCAAGTTTTTGACGATTGGAAGTATTCCTGCAGCGGGTCGAGGCGTTCCTGCTGCTCCGGCCTGGGCGTTTCTTCGAGGATTCTCTTGATGCCTACGTCTGTCTGCAGCATCCGGTCGATCTGTCCGATGCCGTAGCACAGGGCATGCAGCCCCGGGCCCTCATACGCCGGGTCCGCGTCATACTGCTGCAGCTCGCGGTACACACGCCGCGTCGGGCCGCGTAACCGGTCCATGTGCTGCCACTCAATCACCGTTGTCATGGCCGTGGCGAAGTCACCCCATGGGTAGGCAAGGAGGTGGGGCTTGAGTTTGTCTTTCTCAAACGTCCGGCGGACACCGGGCAAGTACCGGCTGATCGCCTGATTCGTCTCCTGGTAGACGAAGAACGCGGCGCGGTAGTAGCGAATCGCGACTCGCAGCCAACTGTCGAGGGGGCGATATCCTCCGGAGCCGGGGCTGTCGATCTTGTCGAGCCCCGGGTCGATGGTCATGAACAGCCGTTCGCTGAGGAGGTAGAGCTTTCTCGTGGCGAAGTGAAAGCCGAAGAGGGCAGCAAAGCCGAGCAAGCCCTCGTCAAGGTAAAGCTCCGGGAAACTGACCGCGCCGTAGGTCAGGTACAACCCGTCCGGGCACTGCAGGGGGTTATTGAACTGATCCTTCGGGAACTTGATACGGGTGATCGAGGGGATCGTCTGGTGGCCACCGCGTGACAGGGGCCTGGAGAAGAACACGCTCATCTCCCGGCGCCAGTTGTCATCGGCGCGGTAAAACTCCGACAGGTCGACGGTCGTGCCGAGATTGAGCGGGTCGAAAGCACTATTCTGGTCACTCACTCTACCACCTCTGGTTCGGCCGGTGTGCCTTTCCGGTCGATGTCCACCCAACCTCTTCCTGCCGCTTGGCCGGCAGCCTGGTAGAAACCGCTGCGCAGGGCTTTCACCGCCCGGGCAAAGGTCATCTTCCACAGCGTCGCCAGGGCGTCGGGAAGGTCGTCGTGCTTACCTGACGGAAACTCCGACAATTGCTTACTCATGAGCTGATTCCACGGACCCCGTACAAGGACGAGATGTCCGGCGTCGATGAGAGGATGAAGCTCCGCAATACGGGAATACTTGTCACGGTGGACGGTGATCTTGTGAACGACTGACGTACCGCGCAGTACCGTCTGCAGAGTCGTTGCCGCGTCTTTGTACCCGCCCTGGCCTTCGACACCCTGCCAGGTCAACGCGCCGTCTTCGCGGGCCGTCTCAATGATCAAGGCGTCACGCGGGCCGGCAATGGCGCGGACCATACGGCAGTCGCTGATGACGAACAGGCACCGGGACCGGAGCTGATCCTCCGTCATGCTGGGGCGCACCGTCTCGTCGAAGTGGATGAAGCCCTTTGGTCCCGCTGTCCAATCCGGATCGTCTTTGACCTGCTCCTTGGCGCTGGACGCCAGATCCCAGGCGCGGCAGGACAGTTTGGCCGAGAGCGAGAGCGACGGCGGCACTGTATCCCAATACTGCACCTTATCCGTCGGCAGGAGGTTACCACCCTTCGAGATCGGCTCACCCTGGAGCAGCGCCGCTGCTGAATACGGGCCGAGCGTCGCAAACTGCCCCTGGTACCACTCCGGACCGAAGCGCTCGGGAAAGAGGTACTTGCCGTCATCCTCGACAGCCTTGAAATCGATCGCCTCGAAGTGCGGAAACTTCGGGTCGTACTTCTCATTCTTCGGATCGTTGCGCTCCTTCACCCGGCCGATGACATCGTCAATATGCCACCGCGTACCGATGAGCAGGACGAGGTGAACCGGTGCCAGGCGGGACATGAAGTCATTGGTGAAGGACTCCCAGCTCTTGTCACGGGTGGTCTGCGACTCCGCCTCTTCGCGGTTCTTGATGGGGTCGTCCACCACGAGAATCACGCCGCCTCGACCGGTGACGCTGCCAAGTAGACCAACAGCCTGCACTTTGTAGGAAATCGCCTGCTGCGCGTCAGGGTGCGCATCCACCGTCTGCCAGTCCATCACGGACGAGGCCTCTCTTGACAGCTCGACGTTACCGAAGACTTTGCGATAGGCCGCCGAGGAAACGATCTGCCTGGCCTCACGGCTGAGGAGCTTGGAGAGGTCCGACGCGTAGGAGGCAAGGATCTCTTCCGTGAGAATGTTGTGAGGGTTGAACTTGTTCTTGTAGGGCCGCGTGCAGAACTTGCCAATGACATACGCCGGCAGGTAGCGCGAGGCAAGAAGACTCTTGCCGTGTCTGAACGGCACCGAGATCGTCAGATACGTCGACCGCTGATATGTAAATAGGTCCGTGAGCGCCTCGTCAATGCGCTCGGCGATCTTTCTCGTGTGCCGGCCGACGACGAACGGTTTACCCTCAAGTTTATGCATGAGGATTACAAAGTCGAGGTACGACTCCCTCGCGATGGAGAGTTCACACTGTTCCACCGCAAGCAGCACCGAGCCCTGAATCCTTACGGAGAACTGGTCACCGGTGACCTGGGCTGGGTAGGAGGGAATGCTTGGGCCCTTGGTCATCTTTTGAGCTCAATTGGTTTAATCTCTCCGGTCATCACCAGGTAGAGAATCAATGGTAGGTAATCAAGGCACTCTGTGCTCTCGTCGTCGACCAGCACCGGCAGGTACATACTATGTTTATATGGGCGTCCTTCCGGAGGGAAAAGCACGTATGGCTCGCCGCGCTCGTAGCGGGCTTGCCGGTGTGACGACTCCATGAACGCTACGCCTTTAACAGTCACAACCTTCGGTGGCAGGTCCACGTAGAACACGTCGACTCCGTCATCTTCAAACGGCAGGTCGAGAACTGTTCCGTGGGCTTCTCCGCCAAGTAGTAGCGTGTTCATCGTTTGAGGAACTCCGGCAGGGCGTTAACGAAGGCTTCGCGCTTCGTCACCCGTTTCTTTGGCTGGTCCGGCTGAGGCGTGGTTGCGGCTTGAGAGGGTTGCGGCGTTGTGGCGTCCGGTGTGGTTGCTTGTGTGGTAGGTGGCGCGAGTTTTGTGGCGGGTGGCGCTTCGATCCGTCGACTTGTCGGCGTGACGAGGGCGTTTACCGGTTCCGCGTGCGGCGTGAGGTTGCTCACGGCGATCTCCGTCGGACTCTGCACCGCCTGTTGCCTCATCCATTCACGTTTCTCTTCAAGCGTCATGGAGTCAAACATCACGCCGAGAGCCCCGGCACGCATGGCGTCGACGTTCTTCACCTCGACACGTTCGATGTACATGCCGGCGTGCTTACTCAAGGACTGCATCGCTGCCATCCGGATCTGCACCGGCTGCTCGTTATCAAACGCTATCCGGCTCCATTCCCTCACCAGGAAGTCCAGCGATAGCTCTGCCGACGTGATCGGCACCCATTCCGGTATCTCCGGGGGCCGGCCTTCTTTTGTCAATCGCAGCCTGTTCATGACAGCCCCCACGCTTTCAGACGCTTTGCGAGAGCCCGTGACTTCCGCTCCCGGTTTCTGGCCCTGGTGGCCAGTGCCTTTTTCAACACGTCCGGATCACTGAAGCCCTTGGCGACCGATCTCGACCCGCCTTTTGCACAGCCGGGATTCGGCGGCAGGGGGAACCGGTGCTGACACTTCGGGCATATGGCTTGTGGTTTCATGGCACCAATATAAGCTGTTGTATGCCGAGTGTCAAGGCGTGTGGTTTGTGGAACTAGGGATGGTGGAAAGTGGCATAGTTTGATGTGGAATCGGTAATGTGTTGCCTAGTAATGCGTGATAGTTTGCCGAGGAATATGCCAACGCGGCGGGGGCGGGAGGGACCCAAGCGCATCACTGGCCACTAGTACACTCACCAAATGCGAGTACCGGGTGCCTTTCAAGAGGGGCGGGGGGTATCGAGTAGTGGCTTGCTGGCTGGCTGGCTGGCTGACTGGCTGGCTGACTGGCTCCCAGCTGGCTGTCTGGCTGGCTGGCTGTCTGGCTGGCTGGCTGGATGGCTGGCTGGCTGGATGGCTGGCTGGCTCCCGGCTGGTTGGCTGGCTGGCTGGCTCCCGGCTGGTTGGCTGGCTGGCTGGATGGCTGGCTGGCTCC